CTGACTTCCTTGGATTCATTAAGATTATGAGAGAGTTGCCAGACCCTATCAAGTCTTTAGCTGATCCATTGAATGCTACTATCCCTGAGAAACCTCAGATCCTGTATGCTTTCTGTTCTGCTGTAGCGGCTTATGTTACTGAAGCCTCTGCTAAGAACTTCACTACACTGATAGACCGTATTGAGAAGAAAGAATTCTCTGCTATGGCTATCCGTACTGCTATCAAGCGTAAGCCTGATCTAGTACGATCTAAAGCTATTAGTGAGTGGTTACTAACAACAGGTAAAGATCTTCTACTATAGGAAGTCTTATGGAAAACATAATACCTGTTATCGAGGGGCCTATGTACGAAATAGAAATGCTATTAGAGGTTAGCAAGAATGTAAAACCCTCTGAAAAAATGATCCGTCACCACGTAATACAATATAACCATGCGATACCCGCACCAGCTATATTAGACGTGGCATTATTTGTAGATAGGTTTGACGAGACGGTAACCCTTTATCGTCTTGGCTTACCTTTAGCTGATATCTTAAATGAATTAGAATTATATAGGAGACAACTATGAACACTGATGAATTGTGCGATGAGGATGTCTATACTGACTTCATGACCAGTACCGCTATAAGGCAGAGGGTAATGGACTTCATAGGTAAACTACCTGTAGAAGAAAGAGCCGATGCACGTGAAAAGGTCAAGATGTTGTATAAGATGGGTATTAGTTGGAAGGGTATTAAACTAGCTATCATGGGAGAACAGTATGGAAGCAAAGATTGATATCACTTTAGTACCTAGGGGGACTGTAGCTAAGAAGAAAGTAACACGTATGCTTATCAAAGCTGTACAGTCCAAGATGCGTATAACTAAGCAATATGAGGATGGTCGATCTAGTTTCTGGTGGATGTCTATTATCAGACCCTGCCCTAATGATACTAACTTCGAACACCACTACATTACCAAGTGGAATGCTCGTAACGATCACAACGCTATTATGAGTGGCGATGAGAATGAGTTACGTATTCAGTTCAAAACACCCGGTGATGCTGTCGCATTGTTATTATATGCAGAACAGATGGCCTTCACTGTCACAGGTACACTGTTAGATGTATGGGGTACACCTTATACATGGTGTAGTAATGATGGTTGGTTATTAATTAGGGAGAATGATGATGGACGCAAAACTGAAAGTAAGTCGAGCACTTACAAAGCTCGCGTGTGAAGATCCTTTCTTTGGGTCATGTGCCCTTAGATTGGATGTAAGACCTGAACCAAGTATACCTACTGCTTGTACAGATGGTAAGTCTATACTCTGGTCACCCGATTTTATAGATAGTTGCTCTGAAGAAGAGACAGTAGGCCTCGTATGCCATGAGATATTACATGTATTGTTTATGCATTGTACACCTCTAGGTGATAAAAACAGAACCTTAGCTAATATTGCTATGGACTTTGTTATTAACGAGGTTGTACAGAATGAGTGCAAATACCAACTACCTAAGGAAGGAATAGTACCAGAGAAACGGTTCAGAAATATGACTTGGCAACAGGTCTATGCTATCATTGAACAGGAGGAGAAGTACCAACAAATGGCTGCTGACCCTACCATTGGTGATCTCTTTGATCATATAGATGAGAACGGTGATCTATCGGATGCTGAGAAGGCAGACTTAAAGGCAGACATTGAACAAATGGCTACCCAAGCTGCTGAAGAAGCTACTAAGAAGCAAGGTAATGTCCCCGGTCAACTACAGGAGCTAGTAGATAAGATACGAGCGCCCAAGGTAGATTGGAAGGAGGTCTTGGAAAACACCTTGCGCGGTAATAATCCTGATGATCAGACATGGGCTAGGCCTAATCGTAAGATGCTTAGTGCTTACGATCTATATATGCCATCACCACAGTATCATGGTATAGGTAATATAGTAGTAGGTCTTGACACATCTGGTTCAGTATCAAGTAGAGAGTTGGAGGCCTTCTTATCTGAACTAAATAGTATTAGTGAATCCACTGCCTTTGAAACTATTACCATCCTGTATAATGACTCAGGTGTTAGTAGTGCTAAGACATTTATGCCCGGTGACAACATCACTGAGCTACATGTTACTGGCAGGGGTGGCACTTGCTTCAAACCTGTATTCGAGTATGTGGAGCAGCAAGATCTAGAGATAGATCAGATGATTTACTTCTCGGATATGGAGGTAGGTTCTTACAACTTCCCAGATCAAGCACCGTATTACCCAGTGCTATGGTGTTCAACAGGTGCTCAGGATGCACCCTTCGGTAAAGTACTTGACTTAAGAGGAATTTAATATGAAAAGCCAGAAAAGTATAGATGACAAGAAAGAGATAGATAACGCTCATGTCAGGATGGTTAGTTATCGTAAAGATATTGATGCCCTGCTACGAATTTGGCAGATTAGACCACTCAATATCGCTAAGGCAGATCCAGATGATTATCGTTGGTCTACCTATAATGGGCCTATCCACTCGGATGACCCCATACCTGTACCTGATTCTCTATTAAGGAATGCCTATGGTGTGATACTATCGAGAATAAGTGATCTAAAGTCAGCTAGGAACACCATAAGTAGAAGGCCCGATGGTACTGAGAAATCAGGGGGTCTAACTAAATTGAAAGAGCTAGCTACTAAGGCTGCGAGTGTACTAACAATGCACGACAATCCTGTTGTGCATCTTAAGGGTAATCTATATGACCTAGAGTTTAGGAACACTGGTAATATAGTCTCTTACCGCCACTATAGTATCAAGATATCACCATCATGGTTACGTAAAGTTGCTAGAAAGAACCTTACTATTCAGGATATAGCTGGAAGGGAAGCCATGGTACTTGATGCAGAGCAACTACCTAACACACCAGAGGATTATGAGGCCTACGCGACCAAGGTAGTAACCATACGGAGACCCATTGCTAGAGCACAGCAAGTGGAGATGGCTAAGAAGTGGGAGTTGGAGAATATACCGGGGCAAGGTACTATGGTTCAATACCATGACTTCAAGCATCCGTCATTCCTAAGGTATGAGAACAGATACGTTGTCCGTACTATGACCACTGATGGATGGAAGTCATGTACAGGTACGACCGTTAACTGGGCTGCTTCGACCTTGAAACGTCGGATGAAAGCTATCATGTTACATAAACTAAGTGTATAGCCCCCTTAAAGAGAAGGGATCAACTGGAGTAATTTATGAGTAAAGATTCATATAAAGACAAGTATGATATTAGCGAGTCTAGCATTGGCCCTACTTTGGCTGAGATAGGTGACCTATTTCCTTCAGATCATGCTGAAAGTCTCAGAGAAGCAGCTATAAACCCCGGTCATTATAAAGACATTGTACCCGGTTTAGAGTACTTTGATATAATGGACTACTTATTAGTCGGTTGGAATGGCTCACAAGCAGCTGCCCTAGCTAATGCCTATAAGTATCTATTTAGGCTGGGTAAGAAGGATGAGATACTACAGGACTTAGGTAAGTCATTGTGGTACCTAGAACGCCTCAAGGAAGACCTTGAAAGCGGTGGTAAAAGGTGATTCTACCTAGAGAATTCTCTCTAAAAGAATAAATCGTAGTAAAATTAATCAATAAGGAATATCATTATGAACGCAAAGAAAGCATCAAAGAACAGCACCCAAGTAGCAGTAGTACGTGATGTAGAATTTCACTATCCACATCTAGCGACTCCTCATGCTCCATTTGGCAATGACATTTGGGACATTCAGCTACGTACTGGTGATCAAGACACTGCAAAGCGGTTGACTGATCTAGGTGTAGGTATTAAGAAACATGACGATGGTTACTTCTTCGGTAATGTTAAACGCCCTACAACTAATAAAGCTGGTGATGTTAACGAGGCTCCAGAAGTATTGGATGCAGCTAAGTCTAAGACGGCTATTGATCCTCGTACTATTGGCCATGGCTCTAAGGGTCATGTTAAGTTGTTCTCCTATGAGTATAACTTCAATGGTAAGCAGGGTACAGGTGTACAGCTATTGGCTATTCAAATCACTGATCTAGTGAAATATGAGCCTAAAGATAGCAGTGATGACTTCGGTGTTGAAGGTGACGCAGTAGCAGCTGAAGAGTTTTAATTTAATGGGGTCAGAGATGGCCCCTAATTTAATAAGAGGAATTGATTATGTCGAATAAAATTAAAGGAACCCAGAAGCCTTGGGAATGTGAGCATTGCGGTAAAGAAGGTAAGAATCGTGCTAATTATCGTCGAGATCATGGGGCACGTTGTCCTGTGTACCTTAAGAAGAAGGTTAAACTTGATAGGGCTGGTGGTATTTTAGCAGGTATGTTGTTATTCGTTATCCTAGAGGAGTTATCTAAATGGGTAATGTAGAGCTACTATCTACTAAAGTAATTGACCTAGTAAAACTATACACCCGAGGGCATTATGTTGCTAAGGATGTCGTAGATATGCTAGAACAAGTACTGATTGAGGATGGTTATATCACAGCAGAAGAGCTTAGTATAACTGGTTCTGTAGAAGGTCAAGATATAGGAGGATAGGATGAAGAATATAATTGTGGACATTGAAACCGATGGGTTATTAACGGAGTTAACCTCGATTTGGTGTATAGCAATCAAAGAAGTAGGTGGTGAGACATTATCATTCTCGGATTATGATGACTCATTACCTAACAACTCTGAAGCAATACCCTACATGGAGGCTGCTGATCGTATTATAGGTCATAACTTCATAAGGTTTGATGGGCCTGCTATCGCTATAGTTATGGGGTACACTGTACCTCATGAGAAGGTCTATGACACATTGATTATGTCTAGATTGAATCAGTTTAACCGTATAGGTAAGCATAGTATGAAGGCTTGGGGTGAGAATCTTAGTTTCCCTAAAGGCGCATACGAGGACTGGTCTAAGTATACACCTGAGATGATGGCGTACTGTATTCAGGATGTCACGGTTAACGAAGCTATCTATGAAAGGATAGTTAGAGAAGCTAATCTCATCTTACAACGAACTGGTGGTAAGTATCAACAGGCTATTGACATTGAACATAGGATGTCACATTACACATCCATGCAATGTACTAATGGCTGGAAGTTCGATCAAGAAGGTAAGCTAGCTCTAATGGATTTAATCCAGGAGGAGTTAACCACTATTGAGAAAACTGTAGAACCCCTACTTGGTTCAATCACAATAATGATTGATAAAGAACCCAAGACACCTAAATATAAGAAGAACGGGGAATATACTTCAGTCTCAGCTAGAGTTGTAGGGGAGTACCTAGGGGCGTACGTAGACCCCTCGGACGCTCTGAGAATCCCACCACCCATTGAGGCTGGTACTGAGTTTCAACGTAGCGTATTAACACCTGCACGTATAGGCAATCAAGATCACTTGAAAGATTACCTAGAGCGTAATGGTGTTGTATGGGACGATTGGAACTTTAAGAGAGTCGATGGTTCATTTGTAAAGACCTCACCTAAACTAACATCCACTGCTCTAGCTCGAATAGGGCCGACTGGTGTTATGATAGATAGATTCTTTACACTTAGAGCAAGGCAATCTGTTCTTAAAGGTTGGGAGAAGATGTACTGGGATGGACGACTGCATGGTGATGTAATTGATATAGGTGCTGC